AACAATGAGTAACCATAGAAACGAATCATCTCTGGAATCCTTGTATCAAAAATACTTGGATCTCGGCCATGAGGACGCAGAAGCGCAAGAACTGGCTGCTAAAGAGTTTGAAGAAAATAGTAATTAAGTGTTTAACAGGTGTATAATCACCAGGAGAGAGAGAATGACACAACACATAAAAAAAGTAGAAAAACAACGCAGATCCAATAGGCTCGCAGTATGGCGTAAAGGCATTAAGTTTATTCTTGGAGAAAGAATAGATGAGGGCGCAGATGCTAAACATCTAACCATCTACAACGATGACAGCCAAACCATTGAGTACCTTAAATCAGATCGCAAAACTGAGGTTACCCCAAGTCCTCATACAACCGATGAGCTTATAGATATGATGCTAGGTCATGAGAACGCAACAGCAGAACAGATGATTAGACGATCAGGAGAGAACTATGGCTTTTAAAATAGAAACAGACATACCAATGAGTAAATTCTACTCAAAATTTTGTGAGACCTTAGACAGACTAAGCGTTGGAGAAAGTATCGGTGGCCTATCAAAAGATCAAGCTTACAGATACAGAGTTAATTTTTACACCAAGCATTTTAAAGATCGCAAGTTTAAGCTTGGCAAATGTCCTCACAAAGACAACGAGTACAGAATATGGCGTAAGTCATGATTGAGACTGCTATGGATATCTTTGCAGTTATAACTGTATTCCTGGTGATAAATATATTGTGCTTTGCGTATATGTGGTATGACGATAACGACAGACACAAATAGCAAAGCAGCAATGAGTTTTGAAAAAGGACTGGCAGAGTTAGAACGCATCGTTAAGAAACTTAATTCAGAAGAGATTGATCTTGAAACAGCGGTCGCAGATTTCGAGGAAGGCATCAAGATACAAAAATACTGCGAGAATAAATTAAAAGAAGCTACTCTTCAGGTGGATCGTCTTCTTCATCCAGAGCTTCCTCAACAATCTCCTCTCCCAGAGACTCCTCTAGATCTTGATGATCTTCAATAGCATCCTCTGAGTCATCCACCTCTTCTACCTCTTCGACCACCTGCGCTTCACCTATAACAATCTGATGCTCTTGCACAAGCTGTTGCAACCTCACCTCTAATTGATCTCTGCTCATGCTGTCAATCTTATGTATCTTCAACTCCTTCCTGTCCACCATAAGACCGGCAAGTTTTGCCCTGGCAATCTCTGCCGTTACAGCTGGCCCGTATGAACCATCCGCCAGAGCAACATCTCTTATCTCTCCTAGCTTGACTGCTATGCCTTCATAAGTGATCTCATTCTTCGAGCGCTGGATCGCTTTAAACTGTCTGATCTTTTCTTGCACATGATCATACTCTTTGTGTCCAAGCAACCTTGTCGCTGCTACACCAGGATTTTCATACCCGGCCAAGTGAGCGCACTTAGTCTGATTGTAATCTTGGTACACCATAAGATCGACAAACTTTTCCTGCTTCTTTGTTAATTTTTTATCGGTCATTTTTCTATCTCTCTTCTTGTTTAAATTTTGTTTAAGTATTGTATCTCTAGAGAACCTATCTCCCCTACAGATAAGGTGTGTGTATACACCTTTCTATAGTTCTCTATAGAGATGCACATGCGCACAGCTGCACGTACCAGTATCCATGCACCTTTCAGAGACGCATGTGCATATGTGCAGGCATGTGCAACTGCACAACCGCACATACCATAGATTCCTGCAACCATGCACCTTTCGGGCGGGCATGTGCAATTGCCCCTTTGCCCGTTGCACAGCCGTTTACACACACTTTTCTTACACTCCAATACACACTCCAATATACACTGCCCCATTGATTTACTTAGCATCTCTCTCCTCCTCTTCTAAGATTGCTAGGCCAATGTTGTACACAATTTGAGGCACGATTGAGTTGCCCAATGTTTTGAGTCGATTGACTCTATTTGGGATCCCTGTCGCTACTCTTGGGATGCTGGGTTCTCGCTCGAATCCGAGATGTCCGTCCAACCTGGGGGATACCCCATCAGCCATTCCACCCAGTTGGGGTTCAGTGTGCCCTTGCCTGGTTTGTCCTTGACTGCCATCGTTAGGCCTACCTGTTTGCCCATCGCTATCCTTCGCTGTATTGCTGGGTCGCTCAAGTTCCCTCTGTCCCTGTTGTCTGAGGCGTTCGGTGTCGGCCACATCTTCTTTTCCTCCAAGGCTACCTTCTCCTCCAGATTGCTGTGATACCCTGTGTTCTCTATCCTGTTGAGTGCGCTCTCCATTGTCATGTTCATGATCTTCGAGCTCCTTGGAGTTGGCCACATCCTGTGAGACTTCTCGCTCGCTTCGTCCGTCACTGCTGCTGGAAGACTCCATCCGTGTGTCCCCTTGATCATGCTTGGACTCGGTTGTTCGTAGTACCCCATCCTCTCCGTTGCTCTTGGAGTTGGCCACATCGTTACTTGTTGTTGTAGTGGAGGTTTCTGACCCCCTCCTGGATGATTCTTCCTCGGTTGTTTTATGTTCGTGTGGTCGAATGCTGTCGGTGTCGACCAAAGGTTTCTCGAATTCGGAGGTATGTTTTCCGAGGATCCAGATTCGATCTCTTTTGTGGGGTGCTTCGACACTGCAAGCTGGAATAATAAACGATTGCGTGGCGTAACCTTGGGTTTCCAAGTCAAGACAGACATCGTCGAGTGCCACATTGACGAAGCCACCAACGTTTTCGACAATGACCCAAGTGGGTTTCTTGGATTTAACAATTTCATACATGTACGGCCAGAGGTGTCTGTCATCTTCCTTGCCTTTTTGTTTGCCTGCGAGACTGAACGGCTGACAGGGGATGCCTCCGCAGATGAGGTCAAATTCTTGAATAATTCTTTCTGGTTCATTTCCTATCTCCTTTAAATCTTTATATATTGGTACGTTTGGCCAATGTTTGTTTAATACTTTACAACAAAAGTCATCGAACTCACAAAAAGCAACTGTGTCAAAACCACCAGTCGCTTCTAGTCCCAAGCTGAATCCTCCTATCCCTGAACAGATATCTAATATCTTAATCATCTACTCTCCCTCCTTTTAAAATACATCCTTGTGCAATACCTTCTAATGATTGCCACCACTGTTAACACCCCAGCTTGTGCCAATGAGATGATGAATGCGTTGTGCGTGAACATCAAGCACAAAGATAACACCAACCACACCAGGGGCAGATTGATCGCTGTGCCCATGAACGTATCAGCCACCGATTCTTTGAGTGCTGGCTTGTCTAGTTTATACGCCATACTTTCTCTCTATCTCTCCCATGATTTTGTCTTCTATAACAAGCAGTTGCTTAAAATGTTTCTCATGATCTTTGTTTTTTTCTGTGTGCTTGATTGCTAAATGTCTTAACTTCTTAACCTTTTTGACAAGCATGAGTTTTTTTTGATCGATGCCATGAAACAACAAGTCCGCCATCTCTACTATCATAGTATCTAGGCTCACGATTCGTCCCAAGGTTTTTTCATCTCATTGTCGTTTAAATAATACCAAGCGTTCTTTCCAGGAATGCTGTGTGTCTTAACCTTCTCGCCAAGATACTTCTGCACATGTGAGACTCCATACCTTGCTGCTCTCTCCCCCGATGCTAGATCGCTTGCTTTGAGTGCTTCACGAGCCAACAGTTCTAACTCTTGCCTTGTGTAGAACTTGTACGAACTCATAGCACCAGCAATGACTCTTGCTATCTCCACTTCGTCCGGAGAATCTGACACGCTGACAGGCTTAAAGAAACCACGCTCGAAATCAAAGTAGGCCAAGTGTTGATCTGGCTCTCTTGCATTACGAGCTTCATAGAACAAGGTGATGTTAGGTTTTGTGCCTGACAGCTTAACGCCTGAATCCATCCAACCAGCAAAAGCTGAACCACCACGAGCTGACATGAACGAGAGATCGTCCGCTCTTTCTTTGCCAGTGTGATGAGCAATGATGACTGCAACACCAAAGAGTTCTATGAGTCTGTCCACCCTTGACAGCATCTCGTGTATCTCTGAGTTAGAGTTTTCTTCACCACTAAAGAAGTTAATAATAGGATCGATCATCACCAGGTCGGGTTTGTGATACTCGATGCTTGCTGCTATATCATCCATGTCGCTGTCTCTCATGATGTTCTTTCTAAGTCTGCCCGATGCAATAAGATTTGATTTGCCTAAGTTGTACAGCTCCGGGTCATGATGAAAAGGTTGGTAGTACATCTCGATTCTTTTCTTTAAGAACTCATGAATGATCTCTGCCTGTAACCACATTACCTTCATGGGTCTGCTGAACTGTGTTCCCATAAACTCTGTGCCAGTTGTTGCAGACGCTGCAAAAGCTCCAAGCCAATGCGACTTACCAATCTTTGGTTTGCCCAAGAGCAACACCCTTGATTGCTCAAACACAAATGCATCTCCCCAAAACTGTTCGATGCGACTTGAATCCATTGTTTCCCAGAAGGAATCGTTGAATGTTTTAAGGCCAAGTGGATCTCTTTCAACAACCCTGACATCTTTGGCAACATCGATTGGATCTTCTTGATTCATGATCTCTTTGAGTTCATCAGCCAAAGGTATCTGCCATTGACTTGTCTTCCACTTGAGTATGCCTGCATCGACATCTTCTGGATTTCTTTTTAGATGCCCTGTGCATATGCTGTTGGCTGTTAGCAAAACTTCTTGCACTGACATAGGTGGGTTGTTTGTTTGATTCCAATCCAATGCTTTAATAATAACTTCACGCATTCCCCAACCTTCGAGTATCCATTTACCCACCAGGCGAGCAAGGGTATCGTTCCGCATTCCAGATTGCACACCATCCAATGACAAAGGTGTGTTCCTGTCTGTGTTAATTTTGCCATCGTTGTTAAAGTCATAGATGATGTTCATGTCTTGAGGTGTAAGCATGGGCAGTTCATCCATTGAATCAACGCCCATTCCATCTACCAGCTCAAACATGTAATGGCTTGAAGGAGACACCATGACGTATCCACCCTCTCCCCTTACATCCAATCTGCCTGTTGTGTTTCTTATTGATAGGCTGTCATTAACAGCATAGAAATAATGGTAACCACCGCGAGGAGTTTTCTGTTTTAAAGTTGTTCTTGTTAGTTGACCTGACTCTACAAAGTCACATGCTTCTTGTGTGTCTGCATCGAGCACAACAAAACTAATGCCTGTTACCACAGCCCAATTGCAATTAGGAAACTCTAAGTACCATTGCTTGATGTCTTTCATCGTTGGTTGTTTATTAATGTATTCAGCCCACTTAACTCTTGGAGTCTTAGACCAACGCTTTGCTATAACATCTTCTTGTTCGTTAGGATGCCTATGCTTAAAATAGTCTGGAACATTGTCTTCTTTAGATCCACAGGGTATTAAATGAAAGTTGTTCTCATAATAAGATACCAACATATCTCTGCGTTCTTTGTCGCGAATGTCCTCACCCTTTAGGTTTGGATTTAAGTCTAGGCCCATTACTGTTCTACTGTTCCGTATATACTTTCCCAGTCAAGTGCATGCCCGGTAAGTTTAATAAGTTTCTTGGCTTGATTGACTGAGGGTTGTCTGCTTCCATACCTCCACGATCTAATCGTATCAATGGAAACACCCAGCTCTTTTGCCAGGCTCTCTTCTCCTCGTTTTACTATGTAGTCTTTTAGTTTCACGTTCTCTCCTTTTAATAAGAGACGCGACCTGATTAAATTAAGGAGGACTACTGTTCTTGGGGGTGAACAAAAGACCATCAAGTCGCGTCATGAATTAATGATAATTGAATACATACATAAAGTACAGATATTTCTTGACAATGTTTTATTTATCATTAAGATTAAGGTATTGAAGTTTGGAGAAACTAATGACTGAAAAAGATATAACAGAATTTTGCCTTGAAGCTTTGCTAAAGGCTAAGAAAAAGAACCTAACCATGCAGGCTGAATTAAAAGCAGAAAGCTCAAGGTTAGACATTGAAATTGCATCTCGTCCTGAGATACAAGAACACATTAAAGTATTATCAAACACTGGGGGTTCTACGAGAGTGCCTCTTAAAAATTTAATTCCATTTGATCTTAGGGTTCAATACAAAGTAACCAAGACTTGGGATCAAGGGCATTTAGCTAAGTGTGTTGCCGATGGATACAAGATACCTTTTAAGGTTCAGTATGCTGAAGACATCAAAGCTGTTAAGCAATGCATGGAAGATAACCCAGACCTTTGGGACTTTGTCCAGGAAGGTTTACAAACCAAGATTAATGAGAGGCCTTATGTCCAATTCATTGATCCATTAAAAGGAGAAAACAAATGAGTAGATTGGGAGACTTTTTAATAGACGTTAAGTCTGATTCAGAATTTGTCATTAGCACTTGCAGTAGCTTTGAGCAGTTCTGTCAAAAAATGAAAGACATCAACGACATGTATTTACCAAGTGCATTGTCAGACATATGGGAAGAATATGTTGGTTCTATGGAAGGCAATGACGTTAACTTTCACGACAGGAGACCAAGATGAGTACAATCCCAAGACCAGCTGCAAGAAAAATATTAGACCAACTACATGAAGATGACCAATCTTTAATCTGGTATCTACTATTAGCTGCCTACGCAATCAAAACAGGAGATATACCTAAAGCACATAAAACCACACCGAGAGGTTATGAATTTTCTGCTTCTGATTTTGATATCGATCATTTGGAAAAGAAAAAAATTAGAAGTTTACTAAGGAGGATAGATAAATGAGCTTATTGGACACAGTAGAGACAGGAATCAAAGTGCCAGCACTTAAGATCAACATATCAGGAACCGATGGCATAGGTAAGTCTACCTTTGGTTCACAAGCACCCAAGCCTATCTTCATTAAGACTGAGGACGGAACTAACTTTATCGATGTTCCTTCCTTCCCTTTGTGTAAAAGCTACGATGACATCGTTAAGCAGATACAAACATTGCACGATGAAGACCATGACTATAGAACCCTGGTGTTTGATACAACTGATTGGGCTGAGAAGTTAGTGCAACAGAAGGTATGTCAAAATCATTCAATCAAATCAATTGAGGCCCTTGGCTTCGGTAAAGGTTATACAGAGTCAGCGGAGTTATATCGCAGACTTTTACAAATGTTTGATGGGTTACAAGAAAAAAAGATGCACGTCATCTTGCTTTCTCATGTAGCCATTAGAACTTTCAACGATCCAGAGCGTGAGCCCTACGATCGTTGGGAAATGAATCTACACAAGAAAGTATCAGCAATGATACGAGAATGGGTAGACTTCAACTTGTTTGCAAACTACGAGGTATCAACTCGTACAAGTGGGCAAGGTTTCAAGGAATCAACCAGAGCTGTGTCATATGGCAAGCGAAAGTTGTTTCACAAATACGCAGCAGCCTTTGATGCTAAATCTAGAGTCGACTTGGGAAACCTCCCATTAGACTTAGATTGGGATGCATTTATGACTGCTTTTAAAGAATCTTTAAAATCTAAATAGGAGAAAAACAATGTCTGATTTTGAAATTAACCTAACTGACGTAGACGATCTAGATACTAGTTCGATAGGTCCCATGCCAGCCGGCGATTATGAAATGGTTGCTAAAACCTGGGAGTCAAGAACTGCCAAAAGCAGTGGTCATAAAATGATCAACATAACTTTTGAAGTTGTTGGCCCTAAGTTTGCAGGCAGAAAAGTTTGGGAAAACTTTATGCTTGAAGGCAATGGCTTGAATGTATCCAAAGGCAAACTTCGTAACTGGAGAAAAGCCATGGGTATGGATCCCGATGTCGAAAACTTTGGCCTAGAGGCACTCGAAAGCATGATGAACATATGTTTTCATGCAACGCTTCGCATAGAAGAAGGCAACGACAAGGGAGACGGAACAAAGTGGGATGATAAAAATGTTATTGGTAAGTTCGCCGCAGGGACTGCCAGTGCAAAACCTTCATCCCCTTCGCCTGCTCCAGCAGAAAAGTCATCAGACGATGACGGGTTTGACTGGGACAAGTAGATGGATTTCATCAAGGAATTGCATAGCCAGGTCGACATATTAAAGAGAGATGGCGATTCTGTAGATGAAACAACCGAGAGAGTATCTAAAGCTTTGCTTGACCTGGGCTATGCCTTGGCTACTCCTCGCCTTATTAGAGATAACGTTAAGTATTATCTCAAAGAAGACAATTGGGAGAATTATAACCCAATTGATTATATTACATAAGCAATGCCGGGCAATTCATTGCCGGTTTATTAGCAACTTTGAAATCCAGTTGTTTGCTGTGAGGGTTTCACTTTTTTTGGAGAAAAAAATGTCAATAAATACCAGAGAGGCAAAGGCCTTGATTACCATGGTGGAATCTTTGCTAGATTCTTTAGATCAAACATTCGACAGCCTGCCGTTTGAAATAGATCAAAAAGTAAAAGATGCTAAACTAACCTTACTAAACGTGGATACAAAAGATGAAAAAGAAAGCAGATTTACTGTATTTTTTAGGAAGTATGGAGCATGA